TGCTTGCTTGACCAATGCCAGGTTGTGTTTGTGGAGGAGGAGCAAGATCCTGTGGAGGTTGTTTTTGTGCTTGCTTCTGTTGATTCTTTAGATCGGCTAGTTCTGCTTCTTTCTGTTTGATCTGTGCCGCGATGTCTTGAGGATTGGCTCCACCGGCAGGTGCGGCGCCTTGAGCAGGTTGTTGACCTTTACCAGTTAGTCTAGCAAACTCTTGATCTCGAACTGAAGTATCTTTAGGTTGCTTTGGCATGTGTCCGCCAACATGTGCTCTACCTAGAGCTTGCCCTTTTTGATATTGATCTTTAGCACCTTTGAACGCACCAGAAACAGTTCCAAGTCCTTTGGCAACAGCACCTACACCTGTTCCGATTCCACTAGCAATACTGCCTAGTACGCCTTCATCAGTTACTTGTGATTCCGTAATTAGTTCTTCGATCTTCATATTGAGCAATCCTAAATTGTTATCTGATATTTACCAGATTGTATATCATTTTATTTATATATGATAATGAGCTAAAGCTCATTTGCTTCTGCGCTATCGCTTGAAGCATTTCCTTCGGAAAGTGTTAAGTTATGATTAATGCGAAGCATTTAAATATTATCTAGATCGTTCAGTCACATTTCGCCCTGGACGGGCAAAAAAATGAACATTATCTGAGTCGAACATGTGTCACCTAGCAGTAGAGCATTACAGTGGCGGTTGACCGGTACCACGAGCTCCGTTTTCTTCAACGGCGGCTTACATAAATCTGCTAACACTTATGTAAACGCAGGGTTTTTCTCCCTTCCTTTTGCCTTTTCTTATCTTTTCAAACAACCAAACCGCGGCGAATTTGCGATCCTCGTCCTGTAAAGGATAGTGGTTGAGTACTCTTGCGGCAAGAGATTTCCATCCCTGTGACCCGAGGTCCAGGTTTAGGGCGCCTGAAGTTTGCTGGCGCTTGCTTGTTACCGCTTGTAGAGCCTAAATTTTAGATTTAATGTGTGAGCCATGTACACGGACTTGTATATGTCCGTTGTAGTATTCGTCTGATTCTAATACTTTGCGGTCGAATTGTTCGCGGGCCTCAATGTAGGATGTTTCTGCTTTTGATTTACAGTAGTATAATATTTCGCGGGTGAATTTATCTGTGCCTAAAGTGTCTATGTCTGCTTGTAAGTTAGGACTCGAGCCATAATAAGTTTGCCAGTCGGAGTCAATCTTACCTCTAATCTTCTTCTTTTTCTTTGTGCCGTTCTTTAACTTTACAGTCTTGTAGGTCGTTTTACTAAATTTTGCTAACTTTTTGCCAATATACTTCCTACCCGAGACTGTGTTTGTGATAAGATAAACAAATCCTACACAGTCTTCGGGGAGTTCTTCAACTAATGTACCTTGAAAGGTCCAAGACATTAAGCTGCCTTAGCTTCCTTACGAGAATTTTTAGTTTCTGTAATTTCGTTACGGCGAGTCTTAATCAACTTACCTAGCTCTGCCAACGCTTTGCGCGAGCGTGTGCCTGCGGCATTGTTGCCTTTTTCAAATTTTGTGTCTTCTGCTTCCCATGCTGTAACAGCATCTTTAATTGCTTGGATTGTTGCGCTCATTTCTTTTCCTTGTTCTTATGTCCATAATTTCCGCTCGTAGTTCTAATATTAGTTCCCGATTGGCGCTTAACGCTTGTCGTAACCGTACACCTCGTTCATATGTTGGCTTGCGTCTGTATTCCAAATGTATGTTATGGACTTCGGCGATAGTCAACAAAAACTTGTTGTATAGTTCATCGTACTTGTTTATGCTCATTGCTCAATGTAGTCAACAGAATTTGAATAGCTGGTAAATCCGTTTTCTTTGATTACCTTTAGCACATTGTTTACTCTGCCAACTAACTCATCCTTATGAGAAATCAAATATATGTTTTTGCTTCTCTCACGGGCCATCTTCTTCAGAACTGCTAGTCCTGCTTCCACACCCGCAGAGTCCATACCGGCATCAATCAACTCATCAATAAACAATAAGTTGATATGCTTGTATAAGTTTTCCCACACATCGCGGAACGCCCAGCTTAATGATAAGATTAATCTGTTACGCTCGCCTCGTGATAGGTTATCAAAATCTAAATCTTGTCCTAGTTGAGTAATTTCAACATTCAAATCGTTTAAGAATACGACCTTATGAGGTAACCCCATCTTGTCAATATAATATCCTAGACGCTTGTTCAAGTATGTTAAGTTTTGATCAATAATCTTTTTACGAATAAAACTGTCTTTGTTAGTCAATAGCTTGAGTAAGAATTCTTGATGATCCTTAGTTTTTACTAGCTCGTTAACATTAGTCCAGTCAATTGGTTGAAGAGCAGTATTTTTTAGCTCTTCAATTTGTTCATTGTACGGGTTAGGCTCAGTAGATTTAGCTACTAAACTCTTTTCTAGGCTAGCAAGATTATTTTTATGACCAAGTGCTTCGGCTTCGGTATCATAAAATGTGTTAGGTTTCTGCGGAATGTTGCCGGTACCTATTTCATTTATAATCTTTTCGTAGTCTCCTGATACTTTATCAAAATATTTTTGTGCTTCTTCCAAATGCTGTGTAGCAGTAGCAGTCATTTCTTCGTGCTTATGGTCATGAAGCTCTTGTTCACATGCGTGACAAGTTTTATTTGCTAGACTTTCTAATTCTTTCTGATACTTCTTAAGACTTTTTTCGCCCTGTATAACAGCTGACTCTAGTGTAGACTTTTGTTTGTTAAGATTACGGATACGAATGTTTTCTTCATCCCATGCCTTTAACGCAATATGAGCCGCAAGTTCAGCATTGATGTCGACTGCTTCTAAGTTAACAATCGCTTTGCCTAAGTTTTCAAGTTCATTTTGTTGTTTTGTTTCCCAAGCAGAACTTTTAATACCTAGACTGTCAATACTTTTTTGTACATTTTCGTTTGCGGTTTTAATACCTTCAATCTTAAATGTTTCAGCCTGGATAGTATCTTTGATTAGTTTAATTTGTGTTTTTAATATCTCTGCTTTTTCACTTAACAGAGTAATACCTAATAGCTGTTCAATAACTTCTCGCTGATCACTTGCCTTCATTGACAAGAACGGCTCAGTATATGTGTTTAACGCTACTAGATGTTTGAACATTGTATGGCTCATGCCTAACATCTGTTCAATTGCTTTTTGTGTTTCGCGACTATCGCCTTGGCTTTCGTCTTCGTCTTTGGCTTTTTGTTCTTCGTCATTAACAAACAACTTAAGAACATTAGGCTTGCGACCTCTTTCGATTCGATATTCAATGCCGTCATTTTCAAATTCAACTGTAACTAACATGCCTTTAGCATTAGTTTTGTTGATTAAGTTCTCTTTACGGATGTTTGTAAGTGCTTGTCCGTAGAGCGCATAGCTTAGAGCATTAATTATCGTAGTTTTACCTGTACCGTTACGGCTACCGCTGTCATCTCCACCTAAGTCGACATTCTCACCTAGTACAAGAGTAAGTGCTTCCTTGTCAAAATCTACAGCCTGTGTTTGATTACCAACGCTAAGAAAGTTTTTAACTGTTATATTTTTTATGTTAAAGGTCATAGGTTGTTATAGATATCCAATAATAGCTTTTTGTCAAATGTATCTGATTCAATGTTAACTAGTTGTTCTGTTACAATCTGGTCAACGCTTTCAAACTTGTTGTCAGTCGAATCATCTACTGATCCGTCCATATTACTTTTCTCTTGAATTAAACTAATTTCCCTAATGTCATGTTCGACCATGTAGGTTTCTTTAATGAAGTTTGCTTCTTCGAATGTAATATCAATGTCAAGGTTGACTTTAAGATACATCTTGCTCTTCATTATAGAGTCTTTTTCATCAATAAGTTGGCTTAATTTTACCGTACGGTACTTAGGAGCATCAGGCCAGTTAGTAAACTCTGGTTTACCGCCCTACTCTAAAGTCATCATGCCTCTTTCGTCATCCCAGGTATCAGCAAAGTTATGCGGAAACGCATTGCCCATGTAAACAATTTTATCTCTTTGTTGTCTTTTATGGAAGTGTCCGCTGAATACATAGTCTTGATGTACAAAATGACTAGCTTGTAGCTCACCGTGGTCTGGCATCTGTACCATTGCGTTCATGTAGAACAATGGTAATTCAAAGTGACCAAACATATATTTGCTCTTTGTTTGACTAATGGTTTTCCATTCGTCTCCCACTAACCAAGGTACTAAGGTCACATCATCTATAACTGTTACTTTTTCAACTACAGTAACACCTGGGATGTGTCGACCAAACGCTGAACTATGTACATCTCGTTTGTCTTTGTAGAACAAATCATGATTTCCAGGAAACCAAAAGAACTGTTCAAAGGCGGCACCCAACTTCTCTAGACTTCTAATGCTAGAGTCTAGAGTAGTTAAGTTAATTGAGTTGCGATTGTGATGCCAATCTCCGAGAAAGATTGCCGTTTCGCAACCTTGCTCTTTGGCCTGTTGGATAAACCAATCAACGAAATCTTCACAATCTTGATTATGCGTTTGGCTGTTAGACTTTAATCCAAAGTGGATGTCAGTAAAACACGCGGCTTTCTTAAAAAGTCCCATCTATATATTCTCCTACAGTAAGTAT